TTCGTCTTACAACCAGAACGGCAATTCATTCCACGCTCACATACTCGCTGTACCCCGCCGCCACAACAGCGGTGTACTCATCATCAGAAAGGACATGACGGCGACCGCCACCGAAATAGTGGTCGGCCTCATCAACCTCAGTTTGGGATGGAAACTGCGTCAGTGTTCCCGTCGCACCGGTTATCAATAGTGATATACCGACGTGTATCGGGTAACGCTTGAAAAGAATGTTGTCCGTGTACGCCGTCTCAGTCGTCGGCAACGTGAGAATGTACGCCACAAAAATACCAATCAGATTGGGGGAGTGGTGAGGGCCACCGCTTTGTAAGCGGCAGCCCCCACCCGAGTCATCCCGTACTACGAGATAGAGGACGAGGACTCAATGCGGTAAAGAGCCGCCTGACGATAGACGGACCAACCCTGAAGGCTGTCATTTTGTTACTCCCGCAATAGCGGGGGGCGCATCATTTCTGTGCGCCTCTAACACTTTTCCATTGTGTTAGATCGGACTGTATCTTCACCCTCCCATCGGGAGGGGCATCGCGTGCAGTCTCTACGGACTCTCTGCTAGGCAGGTTGCCTCGGTATTCCCCAATGCTACGTTTGGAGGGGTTCACCGATACAGCGATGTGTACCTATGGAAATTACTCTCCTAGGCGGCCAGTGCAAGTTCACTTTGACAAAGAGAACTTTTTGTCGACCATCCAACAGGGCGGAAACGCATCAACTTGTCCACGACCGGGCCGATAACGACACCCGGCTCAACAGCAGTCGCCTCAGCGAGAGCCTGCTGACCAGCGATGAACGTGCGGTACACGACCTCGCTAGACGCACCGTCCGCAGCGGACAGGGCACGCGGAGTCTCCACGACGTAAGCACCACCGTAGACGCCAGTGACGGCCTCCAGGATGTTGCCCACATTCGGGTCCGTGTACTTACGCATGTCCTCAAATGCGAGGGCACCAGTCTCCGCACGAAGATCGTGCGCGACCAGCGGGTGCATGTACGCGGCGTACAGCATGCCGTCCTTCGGCACAGCCTTCGCTGCACGAAGCTTCGACACGGCCTGACGGATATCCGCGCCAGCGATAACGTCCTCAGCAGCAACCGTAACGGTGCTGGTCGGAGTGGTGGAACCACCCGTCGCGTACAGAACGTTGGTGCCACCGTCCAGGACGTTCACCACAACAGTGTCGATGGAGTCCATCATGTTGTAGGCGACGATGTTGGCGATAGCCGGATCAACGTCGCTGAACGCGAACTCACCCAACTTGCGGGTGTTCAGGACAGTGTTGCCGTACTCGTTCAGAGTAACCGACACGGTGGAGACGTTGCTGAGAGCAACAGCATCCGGGTCAGTGGTTTCCGTCAGAGTGGACGTAGCAGCAGCCAGGTCGTTGTAGAGCGAGAACACTACAGACGAACCGGGCATGGCCTGCTGGACAGGGCGACGATCCGCGAGAGCGCGGAACTGCGGCTGCGAACGCAGCGCAAACTCCACATAGCGGTCGTACGCGGCCTTCACCAAACCTGCAACAGCAGAGGTATCGGTGTAAGCGTTAGCCATTCGATTCACCCCCTTTCAAGGGCACTAGATACGGAAATAACGGTGAGGATCAGACCGCCTGCGGGCCGGTAGCGTTACCGAACAACAACTTGTTCAACGCCTCCGGTGAATCCGCGTTAGCGATCAGGCCCGCGATCTGGTCAGGGTCGTTCTGGAACGGCTGACCACCAGACTGCGTGGACGCGATACGCGCCATCGCAGCGACCTCGGGGCTTGTTTGTTGCTGAGGCTGACCCTCACCAGGATCGTTGCTTGCTTGCACGCCGAACACGTCGCCGTACTCGCCAAGCCACGATTCAATGTCCTCAGCAGTAGTGGCATCCTTCGGGATGAAAGCCGCAATCTTTTCCGGCAAACCCTTCGATGCCAGTACGTCCTTGACGGAGCGTTCCCGAAGCGAACCCTGCATCGACTCCAGCTGCTCTTGCAGTTCTTTATTCTGCTTCTGAGCGGCCTTGTAAGCCCTGCGCAGTTCCTTCATCGCATTCGATTCCTGAGCGTCCCCGGAATCGTCGTCCCACTCGTCAAAATTGGACATATTTCTCCCATCCATATCAATTAGGTGAATCGCCACCCGCAACACAACTTGGGGAAGTGGTGTTGGCTGTGACTACCGGGCTACTACTCCACCAGGGCCGGTCGGTCTGGTTGGGTAAGTGGACGTGTCCCGAATCGAACGGGAGTTAGGGAACAAACGCGGGAATCATCACCCCGAATTACAGTTCCCTCTAGCCTGTCACGCCCTCCGCAGCTAGATGCTGCGGTTACGCATCAGCGACGTAGTGTCAATCGCTGCCTGCCCAGCGAACCGGGCACGCTCACGGGACTGCAACGCCTTCACCTTGCGTTGCGCCGCGGGAGCAAGATTTAACTCCGACTGAACAATCTCACTGTCCGTCAGGTCCGTGTCTTCAATCTGCGCGAGGCGCGTGGTGGCGTCCCGCACGATGCGGCTCTGCGTCAAGTCGGTTGTGAGCTGTGCGGTGTTGATATCGCCTTCTTGCGCCAAACCAGCGACACCTTCCGCTGTGGCAAGGTCGATATCCAAACCGCGGGAACCGGCGTAGCCGCCGACAATGGCTGCGTTAGCGATCCGGTTGATACGGTTCATCGTCCGCTCCGGGTCCAGGGTGTACGCCACAAGATCACTGGCGGAGACGTTGTAGTACCGCTGCAAAGCGTCCCGTACCTGCGGGTCGGCCTCAGTGACGACGCGCTGCGCGTCCTGCACACGGGACTGCACTTCCTCCACGCTGAGGCTGAACTTGCCTACAAGGTCCGCGATGTTGTCTTGTTCCTCTGTAGACCCAGCCTCACCGATGTAGGACTGGATACCCGCTTCACGGAACACGCGCCGGTAGTTTGACTCCAACGTCAAGTATTGGGACTCATTCCGCACATCCGTCACGCCTCGCTGCTGCAACGCCAGCAGACCCTTGAAGCGATCCTTATACTCGTTGGTCTGCCGCAACTTCTCAGCAATAACCTCCGTTGATGTGCCCCACTCGCGCACCAGCTGATCGACACGGCCCGCGAGGGAGTTCATGTTGTATTGGCGGAGAACGTCCGTCAGGAACGATGATGCCGAGTCGCGTTCTCTCTGTGCCTGCGCTTCACGCTGCGCGTTTAGTGCATCAATCTGCTCCTGGAGCGCATCAATCTGATCCTGGAGGGGATTGCGTGGCGGCGGCTGCGGAGTTGGTGGAGACGGAGGAGCAACGAAACCACCAGGCTGCCATCCTGGAGTTGACTGTTGTGCGATGCGCGTCATTTCTTGACCAAATGACGGCGTTGAGAGAAAATCCCAGTTAATAGACATGGTGGTTACCTGAACCCAAACATGCGCAGCAAATCAGTACCCGCTCTCGTGTACAACTGATAAGCGTTATCGGTCTTCTGCCAGCGCGGATCGTCACGAACGACTTTCTCAAACTCATACAACGGCATTACTCGTGGTTGACCGTCCGCACCAATTGACTGCAAGCCCTGCTTCACCAGCGGCTCATCCAACGTAATGTTGTTCGGGTCCAACTCCAGCAAGTTAGCGACAGCCGTACGGTACGGGCTGCTGATCTGCCACGGATCAAACCCTTCCCGTATTTTGTCTGCCCACGCCGGGTACGCACCAATCAAGTAGGTTTCCCGTAAATCTCGCTTGGCGTCATCCAAAGTCTGATTACCTAAGCCAATGTTCAGTACGTATTGCGCCGCCGTGGTTGGGTCTATCGACAGGCCGTTCTGCTGCGCCCACTCCATCAGTGCAGTCTGTGCATCTCCGGCAGCACCCATAAGGTTCGCGCCGGACTCCGCCTGGGTCTGCAACTCCCCACGAAGGCGGTTCTCAATGTCCTGAGTGTCCCACCCGTTGCGGCGGGCCTCATCAACAATCGCCTCAAAATCAATCTGAGACACATCAACACTTAGACGTTCCGCCACCTGGCGCACATCAAGGCGAACCTTGTCCAGTTCCCGTGCAACATCTACTGCTTTATCCGGCTGCACATCCTCCAGGGCAGCATCAATCTGGGCACCGGTCAGGCCAGCAAGAGCCTCAACCTTGCGTATCTCCCGGTCAACCCACGTTTTAATAGCGGCAGGGTCACCGTTAGACCCGTCACGAATGAACTTTCGCAGCCGCGTCCAGAAATCAACGATGCTGCCTGACGGGTCGTTAGCCGCCAAATCCAGCAGATAGTTGTATTCCTCACGTAGCCGCGTAACCTCTGCGGAATCCAACCGGCGCGGTTCGTCAGACATCAATTACCTGCCGCTTCTCCTGGACGTACGCATTCATCGCGTCCATCACCGTCGTATCCAGTTGATACTTCTCAAACTCGGGCCGCTTCGCGATCACGTCTCGCAGAATGTCCTCACGGCCCTGCGCCGTCAACCCTTGCGTTGTCACCGTGCGAGCAACATTCCCCGTCGTTACCTGCGGCTGCTCCTGCTCCGCAGTGCGGATACGGCGAGTGACCCGCTCCATCTCGTTATCGTTCAATGGGCGACCAATCATTTCCAACGCGAGAGCGTTAGCGGTAGCGCGAATGTCCGACTCCGCCTGCACCGTGATCGACGCACGCGGACCCGTGTAGCCCCGCCCCCCACCTGAACCGTCTGAACCGCCACCTGGGGAACCGCCATCAAGCAGTTCCATCGCACTACGACCAGACTTTTTGGCGTCCTTCAATACAGTATTCCAGGCATCCTCTACTGCACCTAGCGTGCCAAGCTTGCTACCTGTGTATTTCCGAAGTTGCTTAACAAGATCGCCGTAGCCTTCCGGGTCACTACCACGCAACTGATTCAAGTACGTCTTAGCCGCGTACACCGTTGTCGTGATCGTTTCCTCCGGCACACCTTCCGGGTTCGCGGTCAAACGATCCGGTGTCGCAGACGGTCGATCAATCTTCACCGGGTCGGTGTCCGCGTTCCACGACGGCTGCCGACCTGTCACTTCGGGTGCAACAGGAGCCGGGTCAATACCTTGGAAAAACTCGGGCCACTCCGCTGCCGCTTCCTGCATTGACAAAGGCCGCTGGCCCGCACGCTGCGTTCCAGGTTGACATACACCGGAACTGTCAACCATTACGTTAGGTGAGCAAAAACCTATAGCCACAGTTACTCTCCAAAGGCATTCACGTAGATTGGGTCAAAAGCCAAGCCTTCAAGAACAGCATCAATAAACAACGCCGCATTCGCACTTTGATTCTTCAACACCATGTAGTGACTTTGCAGTATCGCATCAATCCGCCCTCGCTCAAACTTGGCCTCTTTTGTTTGACCTTGAATGGATTTCTTTAATGATGAGTGATACATATACGTTGTGATGGCACTCTCAATGGCCTGCTCATCGGGCGTCAGGCTGCCGTTCTTTTCTTTCAGATACTCCAGCATCGCCCGGGTATCCGACAGTGCCTTGCGGTAGTTGGCCTGAGTGTAAATGCCTGTTGATGAACCCTTGATCCGGTCATAAGCGGGGTTCATGGCGCGGTTAATCTTAATGTTCATATCGCGCTCATCAAGTAAAGCCGACAATCGGTCGGGGCTATTTGCGACTGCCTGCATGTCCTTCTCG